GATGTGCTCTGCTTTCAAGATCAGCTGATATACATCCTGACGGATTCCGTCCAGCCCCTGCATCTTTGCATACTGGTAAGCTAAAACAATCGTGATGATCGCTAAGATCAGAAGAGCCACTGCAATTACTGGCAATGGGATCTGAGATAATACATTTACTAATTCCATTCTTGTTTCCTCCATTTCTTTTCATGCCCTCTCAGGCTTCCGTACAGCCTCATGGGGCTTTGTTAATTGGTTACATGGTAATTTCCTTGCATAAGCTACTATCATGCGGATTTGAGCCGATTAGTGCTTTTAGTTTCCGGTTATATGATTTACTCCCTGACGTGTCAGGAAATTTTCCAGATCGTGTTTCGCTTCCTGCTCATAATCCAGGGCTTTGTGCATGTCTCCGTTGCACTTGGCGTCCGGGATTCTCTGCACAGCTTTTGCTGTAGCTTCTGACAATGCAAGAGCTCCGTCCAGGGCTTTTACTGTCATGTACTGGAGTTTTTCCCTGTTTTCTTCTTTGGCGTCCTGCTCTCTCTGTCGGTTTAGCCTTTCCTCTTTCTCAGCTTCTGCTCTTACCTGGATTTTTCTTTCGATCAACCAAAAACAAAAAGCTGTGATTGCTGATGGAACTCCGGCAGCTATCAACAAGTCCATTGGATCTGTGTCTCCTTTCTCCTATTACTTCGGAACTTGCGATCTAATTCGTTTTCCGGGCTGCGCTCGTATCTGCATATGCAACACCTCCTTCACTGCTAATTGCTATCTCATCATCATCGCAATCTGCATACCTCCGGCATGCGTACTCGATAACGTCAAGATCTGCTTCGATCTCCTCCAGACTTTTAGTTGGCGTCCCTTTTATCAGGAAGATTAGATCATAGATTGCCGACCATAATTTGGAGATAATCTGTAACTTTGTCATTTATCGCCCTTCCTTTTCCTGAAAAGATGGTAGTGAGGCTTCTCTTCGCCAAATAAAAGCCACCGGATCAGATCATCCAGGAAGATCCCGAATGCTGATAAAAAGAACCACAGCAGCGTAAATTGCGGACATATCTGACCGAGTATATTTCCGGGCATGTTACTGTAATCCCACATATTCAGCCCCAACCATACATTCAGGATCAACCCGGAAATGAACTCAATCATTGTGATTCCGGTTGCAGCTATCAACTGCTGGAAAACCAACGGCATACATCGTGATCTC